TTTTTTTGTCCTTTTTGCCGAATATTCTGTCCCAACCTTGTGAATATAAATCATCATCTGTGCCTCTACGAGCACTACCTTTTCCGCCATGTGTTTGACCCTGTTTCGGCTTAAATCCTTGTGAAATATCTCTTGCGGCTTTTAGTGTAGGATCACGATTTATAATCTTTTCGTTCCTTACCCAGTTTTTGTCTTTGCTCATACCATACCACCTGTGCTTCTACGTGTTGGTGAATAAGGCTCCGATTCTTTGCCTGTTATAGGCCAAGTTCTCTGTATATAGTAGCCTAAAGCATCTGTTATGTGATCATGTCCACTGCTTTTATCCGGCTGTCTTGTGCCTTCTTTATACACCATTTTGATTAATCCTTCGCGTAACTGTTTACATTTAGGCGTAACAAACAGTTTGCGTTCTCCTGTGTTGTTACATAATCTTGCGTTTACACTACTTATCCTTTCTGCTACTGGCGGATTACTTTTACCAGTAATAAGTTTGAATCCATGATGTTGTAGAATAAGATGATCACTCATGCCTGTGCTGTTAGTAGTTCTACGCAAACCTGTAGCATCGGGGTAAACAAACACTGGTCTGTTACCGTATCTGCGTTTTATTTCATCTGCCATTTCGTTTGTGTTTGAACTGTATATGGTTATTTCGTCTATTACCCATGTTATATCATCTCTGTCTGTTACACATACCACAGCACTCATAGGATCTATGTTGAAGTCCATGCCTATATGTAGTGGTGTATTCACATTTATATGACTGGGTTGAGGTTGTATGTTGTCCTCTGTAAAACTGTAGTATATAACACCACTGTAACTAACAAACTTGGCTTCATACTCTTGTTCAAATGTTCTTTCATCTAAGTCTGCTTTTGCGGCTTCTATTTCTGCCGGTTCTACATTGCCACCATCAAGAGTGGTAAACTGCCAACTTTGCCAACCTGTTTCTCCACTTTGATTGTATAAGTCATAAAACCAGTTTCTGCCTTTTGGTGATCCTATAAACAATGCGTGACCTTGTGTATCACTGAGTGTGGGACGTAGGATTTGGTGCCAAGTTTCTTCATGTATGTCAGCACACTCGTCCATAACAATAAAGTTATACTTGGCACCTCTAAGTGCTTCTCTGTTATCTGCCGAACGAATAAAGATAACTGAACCATTTTTTAACTGTATGTGTAGATCACTTTCGTTTACACGTTTGATCCATTTTACAGCATAAAGACGATTTTTAAGTTCGTCCCATATTACCTGTTTTGCTTGCCTGTATGTAGGTGCTACATATAAACACTTTGAGTTTGGATATCGAGCATATTTGGCAAGTTCATTTATACTTAAAAAACTTTTACCAAATCGTCTACCAGCCGCAACAACTCTAAAGCGGTTTTTATCCGCACTTATAGTCTTTTGCGGTGCTGTTAGTTTCATACATCTTCTTGTTTTATATGCTCACTACCATAACCTATCAATATACACAATACAGTAAGAGGTGTAAAGTAAGGATGTAAATATCCCAACATTTGACCCCATAGTAAACTGACACCTGCTAATGTCATTGTGTTGAAAGGTTTTCTTGTGCTTTGACCTGTGATTCTCATATCTATATATCTCCGTAAAGTTGCGTTACAGTAGTATTTATCAGTTTTCTGTTATTTTCCAGTATTTTGTCGGTTGACGCAGATTAAAAATGTAGTATAATAAATGTATATTTAGATAAAGGAGATTATATGAAATATGTTATTTTAGTTAAAGGATGGGGCGATGATGAAGATCGTTACTATTATGCTAACAGTGGTGACAACATAGAACAACTGAAAACTGATACTTTCCAAGATTTCGATATGGAAGTAGATTATGTTATTGTTACTGAAAGTGTGTATAATGATTATGGCACTAAAACTTACTTTAGATCAGTTATTGAAGAAGGTGTTCTAAATCAAGGAGTGTATGCTTAATGAAATATGTTATTTTTGTTAAGGGTTGGGGTCACAATGAAGACCAGTTTTATCCGCACAGAAGCAGTAACAATGCTGAAGAACTGCTTGTAGTTTTAGATCCAAAATACGTAGATGATGTTCCTGTAGAGTTTTACATATTAGATACTGAAACTGTAACTACTACACACAATGGCACAATGACAAATGGCGTTTATGATAACGAGCCAGTTTTTAGTGCTTAAAAGTTATAGACCAAGGGCGAATCATCGTCCTCTTTCGAGAGTTTGATCCACTCAAGAAGTCGAAAACGGATTTCCTTCTAATAAAAGGCGTCGCTCCTAAGGCGCCTTTTTTTTATCCTCTTTTACGAATATTCTTTTCTACCCAACTGCTGATCCCCGGATATCCCCATAATGCCATTGCTAAAATGACACCACCGTCTTTTATGGTTTTACCTTGTGCTCTTGCTCTTTGGTAGTTGGGTTTGTGTCTTGCTATAAAACTCTTTATGCGACGAAGTGTTTCCTGCGATAGGTTTTCGCCTTTTGCCAACTGATTTGCTCTTGCCAAGCCGACAGAAGTGCCGGCTTGTTTGCTTTTGGGTAATGTTTTACGAACTTCTAAGGCTCTACGTGCTAACTGTCTCACGTTTGCTGGTGCTACTGGCATTATATTATATATCCTATAACAAAACCTGCTACAACACCAACTAAAGCATAATAGTATGCCATATGGCGTTCACTGAGTTCGAATCTGTCTTTTATTGTGTAGTATATCTGTTTATTCTTCCATTTCATTGGTTGTCTCCTCATTCCATGGTAACACGTCACTCTCGGAACCTTTCTCCGGTGAGTCACTCATGTCTAACCACTGTTTGCTTAACCATATCATCATTACACGATCACCATTTAGAGCAGTTTCCAACATTTTTTGACGAAGTTTTTGCTTCGTTTTTTGTCGTGCTTTTATATATAAATCGCGAAAGTTGTCTCTTAGTGTGCTTTCTGCTACACCATAGTATTCCGCAAAGTCTTTCCATGTTGAGAACAAGCATGCCATTTGATAGAACTCTTGCTCGGGGATAATCACTTTGTTGCGACCTACTATTCTGCCTGTGACAGTTTTTTCACCATATTTTATTTTAGTAACTTGATATGGTTTCTTTTCTTGTGCGTATTCTGTGAAGGTGTCTTGTGATTGGTTGTTTTCATGTTCATTTGACATAATGTCTCCTGTAATCAGTTATAAACTGTATGCTTGTATATTTATCTTAAACCGGCGATTTCATACGTTGACATCTCCATCCTGCGGCTGTTTTGGTGTATAGTTTACGTTTAGTGCCACATAACACACGTTTGTCTTCTATGATAACATATGGACGTTGTTCTATGGGTTTTGTGTCCAATAACCACTTTAAGGTAGCACGTTGCTGTCTTGTGAAAGGTTCTGTTAGACTTCTTGCCCAGTGTTGATGTTGCTCTGCTATACCACTTGTGCTGAAACGAGGTATACTGGGTATGTATTTTTCATTACTCATAGTTACTCCTACAGTATCTATTTACACCATTCTGTTTGGTTTGCTGTATAAATGTGATATTACATGTGCGAACTACGTTCACACAAAACAAACAGCAAACACTCGTTAGCACTCGTGTAGTTGCTGGTTTGTTTAAGAACTTCGAACTCTATTGTTTAGACTTATTATGTAGATATTTCAGTCAAGAAAACACTATTTCAGTGTCTTCTTGCTGTCTCATTATGTGAGTATCACAGCCTTTTCAAACAATAGGTATTTACTTTTTATACATACTACGCAATGGACTTTGACCTTTTCCAACCTACATCAACATCACATTATAAATGTGCCTTATAAACTCGTGTAACTATTATAAGTGTTTATGCGTATGCGTATGTTTGCGACCTAACAACAAGAAAGTCTTACATTACTACATTGAGCAGGATTGTGCTTGTAGTTCTGTTTTACATGTGTAGTTACCAAAATCACTACCTTTACCATGGTCCTGTATCTCCGGCGGACGTGCCTTATGTGTTGTTTGTTTTAGGGTTCTGTGTTATGCCATGTGTGCCTCAAGTAAAAGTATTTATACTTTTTAAAATATTTTGGCTGTTTTTTTAGTTTTATTAGAGTTTGCTGTTAGCACATTTATGGCTACATTAATGCTTAGAACTTATTAGAACTATGCTAACAGCAATAGGGGTGTAGCAAAACTGAATGAACGAAACGTATAACCGGTTGATTAAGTGTTTCTTGTTTGGCAACTTTATCATCATGATTGTAAAGTAGTTACTTAAGGCTACATTTACTGGAATGAGTTCTGCTACAGTAAGTATTTATCTGTTATATGTGATTTATCACTTTATTGTGGTTAGTCAGCAAAAAACACACCGAAGTGTGCTTTTTACTTTTTAGGAAAATCTACTATGCCACTTAAAGTGTCATGTAAATAAAATGGCACATTATTTGAACTTTGGTCAGTTCTTTGATGTGCTGTAACTGGTTCTCTTCAAAATCGGAGACCAATCGTCAGTTGTAGTGAAGTATGCTCGATATAAACATACTATACCAGTTACATTATATATTTATCTATTTTTGTGTTTTTTAAAGATTTATGTGAACATTAAACTTGCGAATAATGTTACAAATGTGGTAAATGTTAGACCCATTAGCATCCATATTCTGTTATCTAATCTGTCTAATCTGTCTGTGAAAAACGTTCTGTTTTCTTTGACTGCTTTGCCCAGTTCTGTTACACGAGCATGAAGTTGTTTGTGTTCGCGACAGTTTGTGTCCACAAATGTTTTAAGTTCTTCATGGACTTGTTTAGTAGTTATATTAGACATCTTCTTCTACAAAATCAGTAATGGCTTTTTCTACTTCTGCTTCATTTGCCAGTTTGTCATCACATATTTTGTCAAATATACTGTTGAAGTAATGTTGACCACCGTGATTATCTGCCAAATACTGTAATAGTTCTGCGTTAATCGTCATTGTTGTGTTCTCCAAATAGTTTTTCTCTTAGGTCATTTAAAACCTTTTTGTCTTGTTGTATAATAACAGGCACATCGGTGCTGTTACCGTCACCACTGTCTGCTTGTGGGTGACTCCATAAAAACTCGCTGTTAGGTCTATAAGCATTCATCTCAATAACCTTGGCATCAAGTTCTTTAGGTGTAGCATTGTCAAAAACATAAACAAATGCTTCGTAATCTGTGCTGTCAAAAGTGCCGCTGATAGTTTTCATAGTATTATGTGGTGATTTCCACACTAATATTTTATCATTCATAAAAGCCTTGTAACTCCATGGGCAAACACTCTTTATTCGAGCATAATAATCTGCCCAATCAACCTCTTTTACGTCCACCTTTCTTTTTCTTCTTCTTTTTCATATAAGGGTTTTTTGGTTTCATTGTCCCTCTGCTTCTTCTTGGCATATTTTCTCCTTATGCGTAACTTCTTACTAATATTTTTACAACACCACTGCCGCCATTGTAACCGGCTCCTCCGCCGCCTCCAGTGTTACTGGTTCCTGCGCCGGGGTTTTGTGATATACCACCTACAAAGTCGCCTCTGCCGTAACCTCCGCCACCTTGGCCTCCAGTTCCGCCACTACCACTACTTGTAGAGTTGTTATCTCCACCACCGCCACCACCGGCATAGTAGTTACCATCTACCCATTGTAGACCATCACCGCCGTTAGCACCACTGGCTGCCGCACCTGCTCCTCCACCGCCTCCACCGAGGCTGTTTACTACAGCATTTGCGCCGCTGTTTCCTTTTCCTTGACTATTACTTATATTTGATGTGGCACCTGTGGTAACTCTATTGGAATACGCCATTCCTCCGCCACCACTACCACCTTGTAGGCCAGCACCACCACCGCCTCCTTTGACAGTTAAACTGCCAACGGTGGTATCATAACCATTTTGAGCATCAGCACCAGTTTGTCTTGCTTCTCCGCCTCTGCCTATGTTTATTGATATTGTGCCGCCATTATAATCGCCATTTAAGTCCCAAGTATAAAATGTTTGGTCGAGGTATTCGCCGGCACCTCCACCACCACCTTTACGACCAGCAGGATTAGTGATAATATCTCTGTCATCACCTCCACTACCGCCACCACCTACTGCTAATACTCTAATAATCCCCGGCTCATTAACAGTAAATGTTTGTGTGCTGTTGACATTAGTAAAAGTATGTATAGTATAGTTTGCTCCGTCTATGGTTACAGTTGAAGTGGAGTTACCTCCACTAACTTCTGCCCATTGAGTGGCTCCTGCGATAAATCCTTGCCTTGCCGCAAAAGGCATTATACAAATCCTCTGCCTAAACTTGCGAAATATGTTGTGCCGTCATAGAAGAAACTTATTACGTCTATGGCATTGCCTGCCGTGCTGAGTGTTTTTTGTCCACCCGCCCATTTTATGTCACTTCCTGCTGTTAGTGTGTGATTACCACCAGCATCTTGTGTTATTATAAGTGTAAATGATGTTCCTGCTACAGCATTTTGTAAACTGTTTATAGTTATACCACCTGTTGCTGTAACACTATATATTGTGCCATTATCTACATTTAAACTGCTGGATATATCACCACTTTGGTTACCTAATGCTACTACAGTTTCTTGGAATGCTTTTAGTGTTACATCTTCTATAGTTGTAGCACCTGTTACAGTCATTGTGTTTGCTGTAGTATGCCCTTTTACAGTTAAGTTAGCATTTTGATAATCAGTAAATGATCCTGCGGCGTATGATACTATTGGTGTGCCACTTGGTGAACCTATAAAACCACCTGTGGTCATTACTCTAACAGGATTTAATAAACCGCTGTCACTGAATAATCCAAAACCTTCATTGTTAAAACCTAATGACGCATTGTATTTTATATAGTAACTGTTACCATTAACCTGTGTAGCACCACTGTCTGTAATACCACTTACAGTAACCTGTTTACCATCATCACTTGACCCATTAAAGCCATTGATTACAATACTATCTGCTGTTGTGCTACCACCTTGGTTACCATGTGATATGATAGCAGTAATGGCCGCTGTTGCTGAACCACTGTTAGTAAACTCTGCTGTATCAACTACTACATTACCATTTAGTGTAATATTACCAAACTGCGTTACTGGTTTATGTGTATCTATGTGAACATTACCGCCTGTGTTAGGTCTAATATTGTTTACATGAACATCACCTGCTGTATGAATGTTACCACTCATTGTTATTGTAGTATTGGCATCTCCAGTATTTCTTATAGCATTTAAACCTATAAGAACGTTACCACTACCACCTTGAACTTGTAATGGTGTTAATGTTGAAGAGCCATCTGTGGCTCTTACTTGCCAACCAAATGAAGTTGTTATTATACCACTGCCTTGATCATATCCTGTGCCAGTTCTATCGTCTGTAAATACCACATGTTGTGCTCTACTGTTACCATAATCTGTGCCATCATAAGCATGATATAATGATTCATGTAATCTATCACCAGCATTTACTGTGGTTGGTGATTCATAAGTGCCTCTGCCTTTATACCAACGGAAATCCGGTCCTGTTGTGCTGTTTTTAAGTTCTTCATAGTTACTTCTACAAGTTGTGCTATTGTTAGATAACATATGTAAAGCACCAAAGGCACCTGCGCCATCGGCTAACAAGCCTACTCTGTCGCCTGTTCCTAATCCTAATCTGTTATTAGCACCATCAAACTTGAGATTTTCAAGTCCAAATACTGCTGATGTGTCACCCATTGTGACATTACCACTTTCTATTGTAACATTACTGTTTACACTAAGTTCTGTTGTAGTTAAATCACCTGTGCTTGGATTGAATATAAGTTTACTGCTTGATACTTCTTGAGGATGATTACCACTTGTTCCGCCTACAAAACTTACATATTTTGTAGCATTTTCAGTAGTATTATCGGATATTGCTGTATTTGTAGCATTTGTGGCATTATCTACTGTATCAGCAGGATTAAATGTAAACTCACCTGTAGTGTTGTTATATGATAGTTGTCCGCCACCACTTGTTGTGCCTGTTACAACACTTACTGCGGCTCTGCTTCTTGCGTCAGTATAGTAAAGATTACTACTACCTTCTGTTAAGCCATCTGTTGTTAAACCACTTAAACTTGATGGTGCTCCTGTTAAGTTACCTACAAAACCACCAGTTGATGTTATTACATTAGCAGTTTCTATTGGTCTGTTATACACAAACTTACCTGCTGTTGCTGATGCTAAATCTACAGGATCATATTCTAACACTTCTATATTTGTGCCAAATCTTCTGTCTAACAGTTTAAGTTTGCTTTCGCCTTCTTTCAGTGTCCAATAATATTCTTGGTTTACTACGTCTGCGTTTTGAAAGTTTGCCTTAGGTATAGTTATTGTGGCTGTGCCATTTTCATCAATATTTGTGCCATGACTTACACCAGTGTTTAAACCTGTTGTAAGGCCAGCATCTGTGTATAACTCCATTAACACACCAAATATAACTTTACCATAGTATGTGTTACCATTTACTGCTGTTCCAAAACTTCCGCTGAAACCATTTAGTGTAACTGTCATACCATCGTTCCAATCCTCCGGCACGTTGTTATGTTTACTTGTGGCGTTGAATCTTGGAGCATCACCGGCCTGTCCTGCCGCTAACCTTTGGAAATAGTTACCATTGTTTGCGGTGCCTCCACTACTTGTAGTAAAGTTACCTCTATCTAATCGCATGACCCAGTCTTTGTTTGGTTGGTGTCTGCGTATACCTAACTCTAAGTCACCTATTTCAGTTTTTCTGCTTTCAGCACCATGACCTACAACTAATCTTGAACCTTTTAAGTTATCGGAGGTTTGCGTCATTGCTGTGGCATATGATTTTTTACGACAACCTAAACCAGTAGCATAAGCACCTGTGCCAGTATTTGGACTTACAGGTTTTAGTTCAATCTGTTCACCTGCCAAATATGTAAAGTTGGCACTATTGGAACTTATACCGTCGCCATTGTTTGTGCCCATTTTAGAACTTCTGCTTATGTCGTCAGTTGTAACTAAAGTTGCTACACCTCTTGTGTTATTGCTTGTGAAATCATCTGCGTAGAATGATATTTTTTGGTTAGCATAGTATGTAGATGGAGAGGACAATGTCTGTGCTCTACTCCAAGCCATTAATCTACCAAGTTCATCACCATTTTTAGCATATTGCTCACCTACAGGTGTGTCTACATCACCATCGAATGTTGATAAAAAGAATCTTGGTCCTGCGGCGTCTCTAAAATAGTTGTTATTTACAGCACCACTGTTTTTTATATGTTGACCAACTGCTATTTGTGTAATAGGCAATGTTGTAAAATAATCTGTTTCAAGTTTACCATTGAAACCTATGTTTAAACCAAAACTTTTGAAAGCATCATTAAAAGGTCTGTTACCAATATTGGTATTTTTACCAATAGTCATGTTAAATGGTGTATTCAATGCCGGTGCGGCTATAGGACCACTTATACCTGTTGGATTTTCAAAAGTGTATTTACTGTTTGATAAAAAGAACGGTGTTGTGCTACTTGATGAGTCGAAACCAGTAAGATCTAAGTTACTACTACCTGTAAAATCTACAGGTTTGGCATACATAGTATGTCCAAAAACATCTCTGTTTAACACACCTACATAACCATATGTGTTTTGTCCACTGCCACCTACATCTTCGCCATGTGCTACTGCGGCGGCAAAGCCTGTTGTATCATTAAAAAAGCCGGGGGCAAGTTCTAAGAATGTTACATCCGGTGAACTTAAACTGCTGTTGTCAACACTTGTTGATGCCGCTACATTCATTGTTATAGTTTTTGCTGTAGCATCTTTGCTAACAACACGAGGCACTTTTACAGCATCTGTTCTTGAAAAACCTGTATCACTGTATGTGCCTATTGCGTCATACTGTGAATGTATAACACTACCTACTTCTATGTCATTTATAGCCGCTTCTATATCTGTGGCTGATGTGCTATAAGCAAATCCACTGTTACCGCCTACAAAACCTGCTTCTCTTACAACACCATTAATCACTACTGTGGCATTTCCTGCCACTGCTGTATGATTAAGAGCATAACCATTTGGTATGTTACTGCCACTATAAGTGTTACCAGCATTTTGTTGATTTCTTATACTGTGACCAGCAAAACTTGTTTGTCCCCAATATTGTTCATTGTTTGCGGCACCTGTTCTCCAACCATCTGCTTGACCTACAAGACCTGTTTGAATACCACCAATACCGTCACCTTTTATTTTAACTTGTGGATCTGTGCTTGTAGATATTAGATTTGTTGTTACGTTACCAGTTATATCACCAGCAAAACTGTTAAATGTTGCTGTTGTGCCACTAAGTGGAAAATCAAACTGAAACTTGTCGTCTGTTTCATTCCATTGTAGATTTGCGTTTGCTAAACTACTGCCACTTCTGTCTACAGTAATAAAGGCATCTCTTGCCGTAGCATTACCATAGTTTAAAACTATTTTGTTATCTTGTAGTAATAAATCTACTTTTTCTACAACATTTAAGTTACCACTAACCTCCATGTTACCTGCTACAGTTATTGTGTTACCGCTTACTGGTGTTAGGTTGTTTGTGATTACATGTCCACTTGTAGATATGTTACTTGTTATATTACCACTGCTTAATCTACTGTCTACTCTTGCGTCAGTATAATATAAGTTTGTGCCTTCTGCCAAGTCACTTGTGGATTTGCTACTTAAATCTAAGTTAGTGCCTGTTTGTAAGTTTACTCTTGCGTCTGCTCTTGCGTCAGTGTAGTATAAGTTAGTGCCTTCACTTAAATCACTTGTTGATTTAGCGGCTAATCTTGTGTCAAATCTGCTATCTGTATAATATAGATTTGTTGAGCCTTCTGTGAGATTATCTGTTGTATTTGTGCCAATAACTGTATTGGCTCTTGCGTTAGTAAAGTATAGATTTGTTGATCCTTCAGTTAAACTGTCTGTATTTGGTAAAACAGCATTTACACGAGCATCTGCTCTTGTGTTAGTAAAATATAGGTTACTACTGCCTTCACTGATATTGTCAGTATCTAAAACTACTGTTCCTGTTTGTCCATTTACACTATCTACTAATCCTACATCAGCACTCCAATATAGTGTGCCATTTGCGTATGCTCGTAGACCTTGATCTACACTTGGCGCATCTATTGGGAATGTGTATTGAACTGTTGCTACATTACCTACTTGTAATGTGCTAAATCTACCACTTGTGGCGATTGTGTTTGCCAGTGTTCCGCTTACAACGGCGCCTACGGTTACGTTAGACTGCGTTGTAGCAACGGTAACTGCGTTGTTGTTGCTGTTTACTGTTATACTTGGATTAGAAGTAGTAACTGTTACATTAGCCATACTCTTCTCCTTATGTTATACTTGTAAATCCGCCTTGTGCTGTTGTCTCCGTTGTAGGGTCTCCAATAGGCACTTCTGCGGTATATCTTTCACTTATGATATATCTATGTAGGTTTGTTGCTGATGGTGTGTTACCATCTGTCCATTTTACAGAAAATACTGTAGTCGGCACTTTTAATCTACTGTTAGGTAATATTTTACCTGTGTATCTTTGTGATGGTATTGTTATTGTAACATTACCATTTGCGGCGTCTGTTGTATTTACATATGCGGCAACATTTGCTTGTTGAGCCGTAAAATAACCTGTAACTGTTGAATCTGTATAGTTAGGTTCGCCGGTATTTCTATTGAAGGCAACTTGATCTATCACTACTGTTTGATAATCAATGTCCCATTGGTAAGTTGATACGTCTACAGCACCGAACTGGTATGTAAACTGTTGTTGTTCTTGTGGAAACATATCCATTGCGATAACATTATCTGCCCCGCCTATAAATGCTTTCCAGTCTAATAATCTTGACATAATGACTCCTGTAGGATCTTGCTAAAATACTGTGGTATTGTAGCCTTTTTTGTTATACTTGTATTTATCCGATTTTGTGTTTTTTTGTTTATAAAGGTCCATCAACATTGTTATACAAATGATTGCTTAAAATATAGTTACATTTTTCTGCTGTATAATCAAGTTTTACCCAATCTTCTGCTATACTGTTTGTTACTAAATCTATGTTTATAAATGTATTTGATGTTGTATCTGTAGCAAAAGGCGAAAAATATACTGCTTGATTTGATAGTGTAGCAGTATTGCCTGTTGTATCTGTGCCACTAACATCAAAATATATGTTTGTAACTATTTGTTCACCGTCTTCAGTTATTTTTTTATGATGAATATCTTTTATTGTAAATGTTGTTGTAAATGTTTCTGTTCTGTTACTCATTATTACCTCTATGTGCTAAACTTAACAAAATGTGTTTCTGTTTTACCAATATACTGAAAGTTACTGTCTCCTTGAGCATACACAAAAACTTTAGGCGTTCCTGTGCCAGTATATTTAAATGCTATAGGTATGTTACTACTATCCTTACCAGTAACAAGTCTACTCTCTGTGACCCATGTGCCTGTCAAATATACAAGATCCGGTGTAACTAATATTGCGTGACTTGAACTGTCAGTTATTTTTGTAATATCACTAAATGGTGAACTTGTATCTACATCAAAACTGCTACCACTACCATGTGTGCCATCACTTACTAAGAAACTTATAGTTTTAACTTGGCCGGGTTGCGTATCTTTGTCAACTCTTATATATCCTGTGTAAAAACCTGCGCCTGTGCCTATGTCACCTAAATGTTTATAACTAAAATCATTGTTATGGAATGGACCTACTGTGGTTTTATCAGCACCATTACTTGGTAACACTAAATCAGCAGTTGCTACACGATCTGCGGCTAATGTTCCTGTAGAAATGTTCGTGGCATTTATGTTTGTAACATTTACTAAACTTGCGTCTAATGTTCCTGTAGTTATAACACCACCATTTATTTGTGTTATACCACCATTAGTATTTCTGCTGACATTTGAATCTGCTACAAGTAAACTACCTGCTGATATAACAGTTGCGGCTGTTAAATCACCACCACTTACAGGATTACCATCAAAACTTGCTAAAACTAAGTTTTGTGATGTCAAATGTGACACAAAAGCACTATCACTTGTGTGGCCTGTGCCTCCTTGACTCTCCGGTAGTGTGCCACTTGTATTTGTGCCTAAAGCGGCTGTATTCAGTGCGGCTAAACTACCAGCATCTGTGACTTTGGCAAGTGTTATGTTATCTAATGCGGCTAAATCACCTAAGTTTGCGTTTGAACCACTTATAAAACCTACACCTTCACTGGTTAACTTACTGCTAAAACTGGTTGTGCCTGTTCCGCCATTTGCTTCACTTACTTGTCCACTTAGATCTGCGGCTGGTATGCTTTGTGAATCTAATCTAACACCTTGTGCTGTAAACATAGCACTCAAACTGGTTTGTCCTGTGCCACCTTGAGCAGGATCTATAACATCTGTAGTAAGTCTTATACCTGCTGATGTCATTTGTGCTGTTGTTAAGTTAGTAGCACCCACACCATTTATAGTTTGTATAGGTGTAAAGTCCAACTTGTTAGCACTTATACTGCCTGTTACAATAGCATTTGCTCCTATAGTGCCATCTGTTACAAGACCACCACTAAAAAAGTTTGTGTTTTCTACAAAACTACTGCCATCATGTATATATGCCTTTTGAACACTGGTATCTCCACTTTTAAAAGCAATAACTACGTCATTTGCTTTAGGATTTCTGCCTACCTGTGTGTTATAAGCACTATCACTTGGTGCGGCGGCATTTGTTGTGGTAAAATACTGATAAGTTGGCACACTTATGGCATTTGCGGCGGCTGTTAAGTTAGCATTTACATTACTGTCTAATAAATCACTACTTATACTGCCTGTGTTTACCACAATGTTACCATTTGTAACACCTAAAACAGGTTGTGAGCCATCTATAATGGTTACAGGATTGATTAAAACATTTGCTGTCCAGTTATGAGCACTTGATGTTGTTGAAAAAGGACCAAATGCCTCATCATTACCTACTCTTGTTTGATAATAGTATGTGCCACTGGCTAAACCTTTAACTGTAAACTCTACTTCTGTGCCTGTGCCTATAGTTGTAGGTGATCTAAACGTATCTAACAGTTTTTTAGTTGCCATACTGCTTTGTGTATCAAACCAAAGTTCTGCTCTTGTGTATATACCACTTGCTGGTGTATTTGAGTTTACATCAAAAGCCGGCATACTCAATAAACTTCTTTCATTGTCAACTGTGGGTTGTGTTGCTGTTCCTAATCTGTTGAATAATGTTATATCACTGTTTGGTGCTGGTGTAAACTCTGTGATACTTTCTACAGTATATACATCAGCATTGTATTCTACGCAAGTAAACTCTATACTCAACATACCTGCGTCACTTTCTGTTTCTGTGGTTTTTAACACACGATACAGTTTGTCATTTTGTCCATATATTTGTGTTTCATTAAGTTTTACAACATCTCCTGCGTCAACACCTAATGTTGTGTAATCTGCTGTAAAAACAACAACCAAATCATCACGTGTTTGACGTAACTGTTGATTTGCCAAGTATTCTGCTTGAACATTGTTGTTTACATACTCTAATCGCAAACTCATTTGGTTATCCGGCTCATTTGCTTCACGTTGTCCAGCCGGTAAATCTATTGTTACATAGTTGTTTTTGTCTTTTTGATCTTTATCGGGGAACTCTACTTCAACACTATTGAAAGCACCTTCTAAAGCAGTAGAACTAAACTTGAGATCACTGAGTATGTTTTCGTCATTGAACTGAAATGCTGATCCTGTGCTTTCTGCCTTATTTGCTGTTACTTTCCATTTACCTTGTTTAGCATCGAATGTAAAGAAACTGTTACAGGCACTTAGAAGCCTGTCTATGTTAGTTCTACAGTCTTCACTGGTGTTTGCTACACCATTTATAGTATATCTTTTTTGTGTAGCACTTGATCCGCCAGTATCTGTATAAGTTATAAGTTCATCACTGTATGTGCCTAATGCGGCTAAACTTGTGCTGTCAATATCAGCACTTGGTATGCTACAACCATATCTTGTGTTTGTTAGATAGTCATTTAACACTTCTTGTGGGTTGTCTAAACTGTTTGTTAGTTCAAATGTTATTGTGCCTAAACCAGTAAGTTGTGCCTCGGGGTCAAATGTAACTTTAACCACAGCAAATATTGTGCCACTGTTTTTTTCTGTGCTTGTCCAATGATCTACAAGTGTATAAGCATCTACACTACCACGTAAAGCATTTGAACTGTCACCATCTCCATCATAAACATATACTTCTACATTGTTAGCATAATCTGTTGATGTTGTGCCATCTTCATCTACGGTGCTTGTTACATTTGGTGATGTTGAACCACCACCGAACACTAACTTTTTGTCATTCCAAAATATATCACCTAATGTTGTTGTGCCACCAGTTTTTTCACTGAGTGTTATAACATAGGTCATTGTTTGATTGTCACTGCTTATTGCGGCATCTGTGATTATACCATTTTGAAATGCGTGACCATACACAATAGGTATGCTGTATGAAGGATTTGG